TTCTATCGTAAATACCTTTTCCTGCTCAAGCATTCTTTTCATTGAGTCCAATACGGTATCCTCTGAGTACATAGTCTCAAAGACAAACATTGGAGTTCCGTCCTCCCCCAACGAGTTCTTTTGAATCATGTTGATGGCGGCGAGTGGCTTTATGTATGGAAATACTACGTTGTGCGAAGCAGCAGCAGTGGTGTTTAACTTTAACTTTTTACTGGATCCTGGCTCGATTAACCAATCGTCGTATACGTTCTTGATGATATCCGCTGCGTTTCCACTGTATGATTTAGAGAAAAGGCTGATGTTATTTCTAAATTGCTTCTCTGACGTAAAGGTGAGTGTGTACGAACCAGTGCCCTCGGTTTGAGTCTTCATGTCCTTTACGTCGTATATGTAAAAGTCTTTTTGAACTCTTGCTTCTGCCCTGACCCAACTGATTCTAACCTTCTCTTGACCGATGAACGGAAAGACTGACGCCATGGCTGAGTTATCAATGACCGTCATATTACCATACAGAAACGGAGTAAAGATTGACTCGAACACCGATACCGCAGTAACGTTGTCACTGATATCGATTACTTGACCGTTGTACTTAGTTACCTGTATGGTAAACTCACTGAGTACTTTTGGGATGGCGTTCTGTAGGTTTGGATCCGACATACGTTACACTCTTCTGCGTTTCATTTCACGCTCAAACTGTCGTGCCACTGATAGGATATGTTGTGGTCTGATAACCTTGATCTGAAATTGTAGATCGTTTAGGTCAGACTCGTACTGCTTATTTGATACCGTTGCCGTACCATCGATGACCCACTCCCCATCAGAGTTTTCCTTATGATGTGGTGCATCTGCATACGGCATAGTGTAATCAATTCTATAGTTACCACTACCTGCATCACTACCTGAGAACAAGGTATTATTTAGATACGCCGAGGAATAACCGCTAGGGTTCTCAACCACCACGTACTCCATTGAGCCGTTCTTTACCAGAGTCTTACCAAGAAATCCGTTTCCTAGCTCTGTCCCAGGAACAAATAGCGTGCTGTCTAGACTAACCGGAGTAGTACCAACGCCAGTCGTAAAGAATAATGCCGTCCCTGAATATTTTCTGGCCATCGTATCGTTAAACTCGTTGACATCTTTTCTAAAACCTTTCCAAGAATTGGTTAATTCCTTGTTGATTAGAAAAAATGTCCAGTAATATTCCGGTGTCCCATAAATTTTTTGTGAGATGTTATCCAAACGATCCGCGTTATCCACCGTGTAATACGTATAGAACGATATATCGTCGGCAATGTTAGAGAATACTTTTGAGTACTGAGATAGATTTACTAACCTTTTAGTACCATCGCCATCAATATCGAAATCTTCTTTCTGAAAGTATTGGAAAAACTTTGGCATTTTAGAATCCTTCTCCTACCAACTGAGCATCGATTGGTTGGAGCTCTTGGAAGTTTAGAGCAAGTGTAACCTCAACTGGCATATTGTTATGCTCAAAATATGATTGCGCATTAGGGTTATACGTTACTGATGTTGATGTACAAACCACTTGTGGAAGTTTAATCATTTGGGTTGATTTAGCAAAGGTAACCGTGAAGGCTAATGGAAAGTTATAAGTAAATCCTTGAGAGATTGGATACGATGCTTGCCTAAAATATTTAATGATTGCTGGTATAGAGTTTGCTTCGTTAGTGTTCTTTGGAAAAAAGTTAAACTCCATTGAGAATGTACGAATCGTAGGAGCCTTGAACAACATGAACTCACGAGGATTCAGTGTCTGTTGAATACTCTTTTGAGCCTCAGCCGCGATACCGCCAACAACACTTGCTGACGTTAAGCCACCAACAACTGCCCCTCCTGCACCACCAGTCGCAGCACCTACTGCTGCACCAACAACACCACCTACGATGTCTGGGTTAGCAAGAGCTGCTGCTCTGATATCCTCAAGTGTTACGCCTTTTGCTCCGCCTGCTGTCGCTACGTCGAACAGTGCGCCAACTACACCGGTTGATGTTGCCTCGTATCTTTGTGAATCGTTAACGGCGATATTCTGTGGCATGTAGATCGCACATCCGTTACCGTCAAGTACCGTCAACGTCTGATTACCACGACCATCGTACTGAGCTTTCTTTGTTTGAAAGAGTACGTATGGTGTGTCTCTGGACTCAACGTTGTCGGGATATCTAAGTATGCCCATAAATAACTCCGATAGTTTAATGTTTCTCGAGATTATTTATATGGCATACAAAGGTAAATATACACCAAAGAACAAGAATAAGTATGTTGGAGACATCAAGTCGATAACATATAGATCCCTTTGGGAGCGCAATACCTTTAGGTGGATGGATGAGAATCCTGACATCGTGGCATGGAACTCAGAGGAAGTTATTCTGCCTTACGTTTGCGCTACTGACGGTAAGTGGCATAAGTACCATATAGACATCTGGTTTAAGAATAAGAAGGGAGAAGCATTCCTTGTTGAGATCAAACCAGAGAAGTATTGTACACCACCCAAGGAACCAAAGCGTCGTACTCGAAAGTTCATCAGGGAGACAATGACGTATGCTAAGAACCAGAGTAAATGGAAAGCAGCCAATGAGTTTGCAAAAGATAACGGAGTTAGTTTTCAAGTGTGGACAGAGAAGACCTTAAAATCACTAGGGATAAGAATCCTTAAGTAGATTGATATAAATAAAGGTATGGCAGAATCACTATTTCAAAAGTTAGAAGCTGAAGCATATCGTAAGGGTCTCACCGCAAGGTCAAAGGAGGCTCGTGCATGGTTTCGCAATAAGGCAAGGGAACTGAAGGACGTTAATCGTCGCCAGCTCCTACGGGATCCTATGCTTACTCCACGGAATCGTCCTGGGGTTGGTAAGATGTACATGTACTTCTATGATCCAAAGTTAAGAAAAGAACTTCCTTACTACGATTCCTTTCCATTGACCATCATGGTTGAACCAACAAAGGGAGGGTTCTATGGACTTAACCTTCATTATCTTAGCCCTGCAGTACGGGCAACATTCCTTGACAAGTTATCTGCGACCGCGAATAATTCTAAATACGATGAGACCACAAAGCTAAAGATTAACTATAATCTGCTGCAGTCGGTACAAAGATATCGTGAGTTCAAACCATGCTTTAAGAAGTATCTTACTTCACAGATTGAATCGCGTGTTGTTCTGGTGGAACCATCGGAATGGGATATCGCAATCTTTCTGCCAACAGAACAATTCCGCAAGGCTGGTAAGCGCAGCGTCTGGGCGGACTCAAAGAGGATGTATAGGGCATGAGGATAGAAGATCTAACATCGCAATTTAAGAAAAGCGGACCAGCAATGGCCAACAGGTTCAAGGTCTATGTAGCTGACCGTGATCTTGATATCCTTTGCGAATCAGTTGCTATACCTGGGCGTCAGTTAACAACCGCTGACCATTTCACTAGCCTTAAGTCCTCAAAGAGAGTCTATGGATTCGAGAACGAGGACATTTCGATTACTTGGTTAACTACCAATGATTGGAAGGCATACGACTACGTTAAGGCGTGGCAGGACAGAGCTATCGTAAACATTAACAGTCCTTCACACGACTTCAAGGTTAGATTAAAGTCAGAGTACTATAATCCATTCTTTATTGAACATTTGGATACCAAGGGTGTTCCTACCAAACGCTGGAATATCTATGAAGCTTTTCCAACTGGCATTCAATCCTTTGAGCTTGGTAACTCACAGGAAAACACGATCGTTCGCTTCACGGCAACTTTCTCATATGAAAACTGGGATGTTGAAACAAATCCCATCGCTATATAAACTTAGGAGTTAAATTATTATGGCTTTACCAAAACTAGACGCACCGCGTTATGAAATGAAGATCCCTTCGACTCAAGAAAAGGTTATCTATAGACCATATCTTGTAAAGGAGGAAAAGATCCTGATGATCGCTATGGAATCTCAGGATGAAAAGCATATGGTCCGTGCGATTAAGGACGTGATCTCTGCTTGCACTGAAGGCGCAGTCAATGTTGACAGTCTTGCTATGTTTGATCTTGAGTATGTATTTACTCAGCTACGATCAAAGTCAGCCGGTGAAACCACAAAGGTATCACTCAAGTGTGAGCACTGCGAAACACCAAACGACGTCATAGTTGATCTGAGTGAGATCAAGGTCGTTGGTATCGACAAGGACAAACACAAGATTAAACTCAACGACGACTTCGTGTTAATGATGAAGTACCCAACGGTCAATCAGTTGGTTAACACTGAATCAAGCAAGAAGAGCGATGTTGATAAAATGTTTGATTTGCTCGCCGAGGTTATTGATTCACTCCATACCGCGGACGAAGTATTCGATATGAAGGAACAATCAAAGGACGAAGTAAAGGATTTCATTGAGTCGTTAAACAGCGAACAGTTTGCTAAAATCAGACAGTTCATTGAGGAATCACCTACTGCTCAGATATCCGCATCCTTTGACTGTACCAACTGTAAGGAACATAATGATATTGAAGTACAAGGATTAGGAAATTTTTTCGCCTAGCCCTTTCTCATGATAGCCTAGTAAGTCACTTTAAGGTTAACTTTGCGATGATGCAGCATCATAACTATAGCCTTAATGAATTAGACAATATGATGCCGTGGGAGAGGGAAGTTTACGTTGTTATGCTGAAGGAACATATAAAGGAAGAAAACGAAAGGCTTAAGCGCCAACAACAACGGAGATAACAAATGTCTGCAGCAAAAACATTAGAGCCAGGGTCAGAGTACGCTAAGTACGACGTTGACGGTGATGGTATTGTGACTGACGAGGAGTTCATTATGGAGCAAAAGATGATGCGATTAGAGAATGAAGATCAAAAAGAAGACGCCCAACGAAGAATGGCGTGGTTCTCTTTGTGGGGTATGTTACTATACCCATTTAGTATTTTTATGACGGTTTACTTTGGATTGGATAAAGCAGCTGAAATCATTGGAGATATCGCTTCAGTGTATTTCGTATCAGTTGCTGCAATCGTTGCGGCCTTCTTTGGTAAGGAAGCATACGTCAAGAGCAAAAGCTCTACAATGATGACAAAAGATAGTAGGTAAAACAAATGGCAGCAGCTACCTTTGATGATGTGATTAGTCGCCTTCGTGAGGAAGGTCAGCTTGATCGTAATAGCGGAAAGAATTCGCTTAAGTCAGTTAAAGAAGCGGTACTTGAATCCAAAAAGGAATTCAAGGAAGGCTTCGGTGAGCTGCTGGATTTCTTCCAGGGTAATTCACTCAAGGACCTGGAGGCAAAGCGTGAGCAGGATGAGTTCAATAAGGACTTACTTGATGCGCTTGAAGGATTAGGCGGAAAGGATAATACCCCTGCTCCCGCTGCTCCAGCTGGCACTCCAGGAATGGGTCTTGGCGCGATAGGTGGTGCTCTGGCCCTGGCCTTGGGTGGTATCGCTGGTATCCTCACTGGTCAATTCAAGGCCATACAAACCTTTGCTAAATTGTTTACACCCGACTCGTTACTTAAGAATCTTAAAGGTATGCGACTCGGTATCGCTATGCAGATGGATCTGTTCAGGCAGGCTGTGTCCGAAAGACTAGCATCCGTCAGAACAACCATGGCTGCTGGATTAAACCGAATCAAAACGTTCTTTACCATCAGCGAGGAATCCAACATTGGTAAGGCACTGGCTCGTTTTAAGACTGCGCTGAATACGCTGATTGAACCATTCAGAGCAGCCATAGCGACAATCACTGATCTGTTCAAGGGTACTGGTGCTCCTAGTAGATTAACCAGTATCTTTAGTAACATTGGTGCATACCTACGTTCCTTTGGTAGTATGGTCGCTAGGGTAGCAGGTATCGTTGGTAAACTGTTTGCTCCAATCGCAATCGTCATTACGTTGTTCGATACCGTCAAGGGTGCGATTGATGGATTCGTAGAGGACGGTCTAATCGGTGGTCTTAAAGGTGCAGTCACTGGATTCTTTAACTCACTTATCTTTGGTCCGCTCGATATGATCAAGAGCGCAGTCGCCTGGGTACTTGGTAAGTTTGGTTTCGATAAAGCAGAGGAGGCTCTTAACACGTTCTCCTTCGCTGATTCGTTCACAAAGATAGTTGAGAACCTTTTCTATCCATTCCAATGGGTTCAGGACAAAGCAACAGAGATCGTCACTGGATTAACTGAATGGTTTAGTAGTAAACTAGAGGCGGTTAAAAACTTCTTTGGCTTTGGTCGTGATGAGAAAGAAGGAGATCTTGAGGCTGAATCGGCAAACGCAAGGCAGAGTATTCGTGATGCAGAGCGCAGACTCGCTACGACAAGGCGTGCGGCTGAACAAGGTAACGTTACTATAAATGGTCGTCAGGCAACAGAAGAAGAAATCAATGCTCTTATTCGTAGAAGAGAACAGGCTGTTGAACAAGCAAAGGCAAGTTATGCTGATGCTGAATCCGCTTTAGAAGAATTTCAAAACAGCTCAACCCTATCGGATCTACTTGGCAACTCAATTACATCGATCAAGGATTGGATCTCTAGTACATTTGAGGCCATCGTAGAGTCAATCAAGAACTTTGATGTTATGGGTAAGCTCGGTAACTTGGGGAACATGGCGGCAGACTTCTTTAAGGGAATCCTACGAGCCGTACTACCTAATCCTGACGTACTTACTTTTGATACGCCATCGGTAACCATACTAGGTAAAAAGCTAGGCGGTAGTACAATCAATCTAAACCCTATTCCTGATAGTGTTTATAGATTTGCTGGAATTGATCCTGGGACTGGTGAAGTCCTTGCTCCTACTGGAGGTGGTGCAGCTGAGAGACAGGGTTCTGAACTAGCAGCTGCTGGTGCAGAGAACGCTGCGTTAGCTGGGCAAGGTAATGGTAGCACTATTGTATCTGCTCCAGCAACTACGGTACAAACTGTTAATAACAATCAAACGACCGTTGAACCATCTCCTCCTCCTGCACAAGAGCCCGAGGATAAAAAAGGTTGGTGGTGGTAAAAAAAAAGGGGGATCATTGCGATCCCCCTCCAAACTAACGAGCGGTTTTGTGTAGGGCGGTGTTACCCTTGTTTACCCTTTCGCTGCTAGTTTAGCAAAGTAACTCAACGTGTCATCATCATTATCATTATCAGTTGACGTTGGTTCCTCTGCGACCCGCATTGCTGGTTCAGCTGCCTTTTGGAAGGAAGGAGAAGGAGCAGTTGTATCCAGAGTTACGGATTCTGCGGTGGTAAGAG